AGCCAGCCTTTGACCGAGCACAGCCTGCCCTCGTCGCTCACGCTCACTCGGGCTTCGCTTCGCTCAGACGGCTGTGCTGGCTTCCAGCGGGTACTATCATACCCGACGGAGTGGCAAGAGACACCCACAGAGCTATTCCCTATGGGGGTCAAATGATCAATAATGAAGTTAATAAAATTTAATAACGGTAAGTAGGCGGGGATTGGAGCTGAATAGGCCAGTATAGCAAGCTTATCGATAAGAATATAGGGCAGGGAGATGGTTAAGTGTTACCCATAGATTGTAGGCTAGTGGGGATCTTCTCTCTCTCCCCGCTTCGTGACCCGATGATTTGACGCCGTGCTTGGGTTCTATGAATAACGGCGTAAGAGGTGTAAAGTGAAAAGCTACAAAGATGATAATCACGTAGCTCGCGACTATATTGCCAAGAATTGCGTATTGCTATGGAAATATTACAGTGATAAGCAAGAAACTCACACTGGTGAGCTTGGACTAAAAGACTTTACATTCTATTGTAAGTATATAGCTCCTAATACATACAGTAAGAATGATGATGGTGTATCTGGTATCGATATATCCATTAATTATGGATACTTCAAGAGTGGAGTTATTAACAGAATAACACGTGAATGGCGGTTTAGCTATGACCATACCAGCTTGGTATCGTCGCTAATGGCCAGCGAGAAGTACTTGCTGGAATTAATAGATGAACAAGGGCTAAGGCTCTTGAAGGAGGGTGTATGAGCGAAAGCATTCAGGTAGGTTTACCAAGAATGGACTCTGACGCAGCAGAAAACTTCGCACTAGGTGGCAAACTTGCTATGACATTGCTTAACTATTTAGAACAACATCCAGAGATTATGTATGAACTATACCCTAATAAGGAAAGGTTTGAAATTGTTAAGGAACAATTTGAGCTAGACGGTAATGTAGTTAAAGAAGAGTTTGAAAAAGCCAATAGAAAGGCTTTAATGGTAGTCAGTTATACCTTTAAGTACATAGCAAATCAAGTAATTGATTACTACAATCTAGAACAGGAAATGTTCTCATTTGGCATAGAAAACAAGCTTATGAAAATTGATATTGATGAAGAAATGGCTAGGCGGGAAAAAGAAGAAGCAAAAGATGAGCTGATCGACTCAGAAGTATTCGACGAGCTCCATAGGATCTTAGGAGGACTAAACTAATGGGATACGACATAGAATCAGTTGGTCCAGATAGAAACAAGGCAATGGAATTTGCCAAGAAATACCAGTATGACTACCTATTTGATGAAAGCACTAAGGCCTATATGGGATCTGACCGAGTATATTTCAGAGCTAATATTTGGGGTATGGCAATGATTCGCAGGGTATTAGACAGTGTCGTTAACCTAAATAACAGCAAATATCCGGAAGAATTCGCAATGGCCACTATGGACAATAGCGGCAATGTGTGTTCAGTTGTCGGGATTAAGGAATATCTTACTGAAATTGTAGTCCATACCGGCCTATATCCAGAGTCATTTGAAAATAGTGATGTATTCTTTAATGAGCTTAGAGAAGCACTGAAACCAGTAATGACTCAATATGTTAGAGATCAGCGTCGAGAAGATGCTTTAAATAAAATAAACAACAACCAGCCAATAGCTAACGAAGTTGAAACTGAGGCAGATGAGGTTAATCACGACCTTAATCTAGTCATTGAGTTTCTAGAATTCAGCGATATCTGCCTTAAACTAGGCGGATATCAAGTATTCTAATGGGCGCAACTAAGCGCTCATTAAAAACCGAAGCAATCCCCAACGGGGAAGGAGAAGGTATGGAAGGCAACTGGAAAGCTTACGAACTAAGCATTGTCCGAAACTGGGCTAGCGAAGTAACAGTAAGGATTGAACGACCAGCTGAAATATTTACGTACTTTATGGAAGACGCAAGATTGTATAGTCAAGAAGCACTATGGGTTGCTTTACTAGACGGTCGTAACAATTTAGTTGGTATTACTCAGGTTTATAAGGGAACTGCTACTGGAACAAGCGTATGCGTAGCAGATCTCCTTAGGCCAGCATTGCTCACGGGAGCAGTAGGGTTCATTATGATTCATAACCACCCATCAGGTGATCCAGTATCATCCAATGAAGATCTTAGATTAACTACTGACGTACTAAGCGCAAGTAGGCTAATGGACATTGAAATGCTTGATCATATTGTTGTAGCTGGCACACAATTTTCAAGCATTAGATCAGAGAACCCATCAATGTGGGCACAGTATGAGCGACAGGAGGCAAGTGTATAATGGGACAGAACAAAGATCTATCGATTATGCTTCAAAAGGAAGCAATGCTTAATTATCACCTAACTTCCAATTTGTATCCACCAATTGTTGAACCAGGCTTCCAAGCATTTGCCCAGGAAGCAATCTATATGGTATCAACTGGGGCTGGTGATGATGTAGTTGAAGTTGAATTTAATGGCAAAATGAAAAATCTTACTGATAATGAAACCGGCCAAAAAGTTACAGCCATTGAAATTGTAGACAATTGGAGGCTTTATGACTTCATCGGTTCGGAAGAGAATGAGCAAAGTACTACCTAATTCGTTAGCAGTTTGGGAAATAAATGTAGTTATAGATAACATAGTGTTTAACTGGCACGGTGGAGCATACATCGATGTAATAATTGACAATGAAACAATTGATTGTATTAACGTATGGGATTACCAAAAAGGTAAAACCACAGTGCGAACAGTAAACCAGCTTATTGGTCGCATACAAACATATGTGCTGGCCCATCAGGAGGTCATTGATGAGCGATGATATTGTACTAGTTCCAGAATCTATATGCGAACAAACGGGGAGACATCACGTCATAGTTAAAGTATATGAGCTGGAACTCAGACCAATCTATACAGGATCAAGATGGATTATACTCCACGGAAGTCTAGAAGATATAGGAAATAAGATTAATCCAAAAGAATTTAGCAATGAAACTCACGTAGCAATTACCAAAAGTTGTTGCCTAAAAGCGGCAGCAGCAACTGGTATCAAAGATATAGAGGAGAATGTATGAAAAAAGAACAAAAGAACAAGATTGAAGGTATGCTATTTGAAATTGAAAGGATTGAAGATTTAATCAAAAGTCACGTATGGGACGTTGAAAATCAAGACTTGCCAAATATTGAAGAAATGAATGACGCAATCTCAGACGCAATTAGTACACTTGAAGGAGCTTCAACAAGCAACGAGTTTGAAAGGATTTCAACAGATGACATCGATTCAGTCAAAGAAAAAGTAGAAGCTCTGAAAGATGATCTTACTGAAATGATTAATAGCATTTCGGAAGAAGTAGTTCCCGATAAGGATATTATGTTCAATGGTTACAATACTATATTAAAGTCAGCATCTTATTTGAATCATATTCTAGTAACTAATCTAAATAATGTAGCAGCTAGTATTTACTTTTCATCGGCTCCAAATCAAAGCACTTACCATCAGTTCTACCTTCTAATGTGTACATTGGAAACACAACTACAAAATATGTTCGGTGAATTGGTAAGTCTAGCAGAAGAGAATGAAATTCGAGACATTAGTGATTATGTAATTACAGTAAGATTGGAAAGCAAAAGAGACTTGGAAAAGCATAAGCGCAACAATGAAATGGAGGAGAACAACAATGGCAACTAAGAAAGTAACAGACAGGTGTGGTGCTCCTAAGCTTAAAGAACTTCCATTGGAGTTCACTGAGCAGGTAAGCGTAACTATTGGAGCTGGTAGCATCATTAGCCTTCTATTGAAAGCTTCATTGCCTGAGTTGGCCAAGCAGGTAACTAAGGGCAACAGCTACAACAGAAGCGTAAATGAGGCAATCAAGGCATTGAACATTGCTACGTCATTGGATATCAAGGCACAGGAAATCAACGAGAGCTGGGACGGATATCACGGTACTCGATCATTTCTTAGTGATGTTGGACTGCTTCGCGAATGGCGAGCAAACAAACCTGGAACTGACTATACAGAAAACTTCTCAACTACTGAGTTGTATGAAGACACAGTAGCTGAAGTACACATTGTTTTTAGAAAGAAACTCAAAGACAAGAAAGTCCTTGCTTCCAAGGGCGTTAAGTAATGATCAACGGCGAAAGCCGTATTGGTAGGGTGATGCTAGCAGCAAGTAGGTCTTATGACCAAAAACTGCTAGCACAACCTCTGATCAAACGGTTCAATCAAATCGTAATAAACACAGAAACTCCAGAGCAGAAAATGAAATTTCTACAATCAGCAGATTGGTATTATAAGTTTAATAAGATAATTTACGAATCAACAATGGAATATGACTTGAAACATCAATCAACAGCCGTTGCGGCAGTTGCGGCAGTATCGCCAGGTGCTTCACCTGAAACTAACATTAAAGTCATTAAAGCCTTACTTGAAAACAAGTACAATGGTACGCCACTGCCACCACTACAAGCTTACCCAGCAAATATCAAAGTTGCTCTTAACATTCTAGAAAATGGAGATGTTAGGTTACTGACTGGACAAAAAGTAAGAGACTTCTTCTACTCAATTATTAGTGAAGGTGAGACTGATCGATGCCCAATTGACAGATGGGCAGCCAGAGAATTCTCACCGTACAACAAGAAAATTACCATCAACAAAAAGAAGGTCTGGAAAGAAGTAGACCTTAACGTAACCAGCTATAAAAAGTATCAAACAAAGTTCCAAAAATCAGCAGACGACTTGGGTCTATATGCTGCTGAACTACAAGCAATCCTATGGGTTGCGAGGAGGAATAATGGTGACTGAGAATAATTTCTGGGAAGACACAAAACGCAAAGATTACATCACCAAGCTCATTAAAAATAGTGAGGCAGCAAGAAGCTTCCTTGATGGTGACGGCCATAGCATATACAAAGGAGATTATCTTATCGAAATCGGATTTCCAGAAGATCTAGTCAAAAAGTACGAAACAACATTGAAGTCTGATTACTCATCTGGAAAAAGTACAATCTTTGACAAAGACGGCAATATGGTTGATGAAATGGTTGGAATTCCAGCACTTACATTTCATTACGCAATAGCCGAAGTACTACTTCTTGAAGGTGGAGTTGACTATAACGACACCATTATGGGAAGGGGAACACAAGCTAGGGAGCTTTCTAGGGCCATTATGAAAGCCGTTGGAGTAACCAATGGCTGAACCAAGTATTCCAATTAGAAACACTTATTACTTAGGGCATCCAGCTAGGTCTAGTACCATAGTTAGATGTCCTGAGTGTAACTTAGGTTTCATACTAGATGATGAAACCAGTGCGGCAGAATGGGCTTATGGTCACGACTGCCAGCCAGTAGAAAATAAAGAGTAAATAAAAACTCCTCACCAGCCGCCAATAACGGCTGGTGAGGAGAGTTCATTAATCGACAATAACGCGACCCCGTGCCCGACGGGGGAGGACTATGCCCGACGGGGATTTATGACCTAGGTACTATCATCGCGTGCCCGACGGGGGGTCAAAAAACTATTCCCGGCAAGCCACAATCCTTCTGCCGACCCACTCAGCTACGCTTGAAACAACACCATTTCCACAGCAGGTGTACCTTCTTGAGTCAAGTCCATCCGTAGAATCGTCGTAGAGGCCTATTTCCGCCCCGTAGAGCGGCGTTTCCCCCGCCACTGGGGGCTGACTGTCCACCCGTCCGGCCACCCCATCAAACGCTCGCATTCCACTGGCGTCATCCTCCGTGCCCAAGATGAGGTGTCCCCCTGCGGCGTCTTCGGCCCCAATCCGCCATCCGGATTTGCTTGCGTTGAGATTTGAGACAGTACGTCGGCCAACATGGGCGGGAGCTTCTGCCCGTGCTTCCTCTTGAGGGTCCTGCGCAATATGCCCGCAGCCGCCTTCGCACTCAAAAAGTACTTCGCCGGCACGGTCTGATCCAAGACTTGCCACAATGAAGACACGACGGCGCCTTTGGGGGACTCCGAAGTATTGCGCGTCCAGCACGCGCCACGCCACACCATACCCGAGTTCTTCCATTTCACTAATGAGCCTGGAGAAGTCGCGTCCACCAGACGAATGGAGTAGGCCTGGGACGTTTTCCAGCACCAACCAGGGAGGTCGGTGGAGCTCCACAAGGTCAAGGTAGGTAAAGGCAAGGACTGATCGCTTGCCTTCAAATCCCCTTCTGACTCCAGCTGCGCTGAGGTCTTGGCATGGGAATCCTCCGGAGAAGATGTCGGCATGCTGCCACTTGCTACAGCCGGAGGTCCCGCACTGATCGTCAGTGTGTCCGCCACGTCGTTGAACTTCGTCGGTTGTCTGCTGTACCTGCTTGGAAAGCTCACTATTTGCGAGAGCGACGATGTCTCCGAGGTTCGGTACTCCTGGCCAGTTTCTGGCAAGGACCTCGCTTTGGTACGGCTCAATCTCGCTGAAGCTGACTGTTTTGATTCCCGCTCTTTCAAATCCAAGATCCATACCTCCTACTCCGGAAAAAAACGAAGCGTTTGTCATCCTATTCATGGCATCAACACCTCAACCGTAATCTTCCTAATTCCATAGCGTACACGCGCAACGGTGAATACTGACCAAAGTTTTGGTGACATGTCAACTATTCTATCATCATTTGGATTGTTGCGCAAGCCCTGGCAAATACACGTGTCAACCACGTAGGCTACCTGGCTCAGCGTTACGCCGTTTGGCAGCTTCACGCTGAACCTCACCTGAATAAACGGTCTGCGGTGCCAGATTGAAGGCCATCCTCCATACGCCTTGGCTATTGCCTTCTTAAGTGCGGGACCGGCCGCCGCGTATAGTTTCAGGTTCGCCGCGTATGGTCTAACCAGCTTACGCCAGCTGCCCATGTCACGCTTGTAGCAGTTCCACTCAGGGTGGCGCCTGCAGCCCTTGGGTGAGGCGCCTACCCATTGGGAAGATTCAAGCGCTTTGTGTGTCCACCATGAGCCGTAGTCGCTGCGATAGCAAATGCGACCCACGCAATGCTTTATGGCTGCGTTGTACCATGTAGCTAACCCTCGAACGGTTGGGTTAGCGGGCGGAACGGTGGTAAAGCTTAATGCCGGAGACGACAAATCACTGTCGCCTCCGGCACTTACGCTCATAGCCACTGCAAGTAGCAGGGCTAAAGCTTTCAATTGGCCCTTTGATTTGATATTGATTTCTCAGCCTTGTCAAACTCTCCAGGGAAATGTCGCTTCAGGTAAGAACGTACGTTATCTAGGGCTCCAGTAGCACCGTCGCGAACTCCCTTTGTGTAAGCTTGCTGAAGTGCATTTTTGACCTGCTCCATAGCGTGCTCGCAAATTCCAACCTCGCACGGGCAGTCAACCTCAATGTGAACTCCAACCGTATTCTCGTCAGTCTGCTTGATTTCTGTTGCCATACTAAACCCCCTTAAACGTTGCCGTCGTCCGGTTGAACATCAACTCGGTCCGACCTGTTGGTCCGTTACGATGCTTGGCAATCTTGCAGTGGACGGTCTCAACTGACACGTCAAGAGAAACGTCAGTTGATCTCCACAACATAAGGACTACGTCTGCATCTTGCTCAATGGCCCCCGAATCCCGAAGGTCAGAAAGCTTTGGCTCATTGTTCTCGCGATACTCCGAAGATCGGCTCAGCTGGCTGAGCGCCACCACTGGAACGTCAAGTTCCCTTGCTAGAGCCTTAAGGCCACGGCTAATCTCCGTGACGTCGTATACGCGGCTATTATCCTTATTGCCACGATCTGGCGACATCAGTTGCAGGTAATCAACGACTACAAGGTCAAGTCCGTGCTCCTTCTTGAGCCTTCGACACTTTGACTTCATCTCATTGGGAGTTGCCACCGGCGCGTCCTCAACAAAGATCTTGCTGTTCTTGATCCTGTCTGAAGCCGCAATGACCTCAGTCATCTCTGACAGATCAAGCTTGCCGTGCCTGATCTCGTGTAGGCCAATGCCAGAAACAGATGAAAGCATTCGGCTACCAATCTGCTCTCGGCTCATCTCTAGTGAAAAGATTGCGATCGCTTTGCCGTTTAGGAACGCAGCATTAGCAGCCATAGTGGTTGCCAGTGCCGTCTTCCCGACGCTAGGTCGGGCCGCTACTATGACCAAGTCTCCGCGCTGCCAACCGCCCACGATGGAGTCAATTCCGGCTATGCCAGACGACACGCCCGAGGCCCCGCCTGCCTGCATCACCGCCAACCTGTCCATCGTCTCTCGCATAACGTCATTCATGCTTGAGAACTTACCCCTAGAACGGCTACGTGAGATACCTGCAATTGCCCTCTCTGCCTCTGCTAGTGCTTCCTCTGCAGTCTTGGCGACTCGCGAGGTGTCAGCAATGTGAGCAGCAACCTGGTGGACGTCACGACGGATTGCATTATCAAGAACAATGTCAAGGTATGATTCGTAGTTATAGCTATTTGGTGTGGCACTGACAAGAGTTGAAATATTGGTTACGCCACCAGCTTCCTCAAGCTTGCCGTTGTTGGTCAGCTCATCGGATAGAGTGACCATATCAATCGTCTTCCCTTGGGATACAAGCGACTTAATTGAATTGTAAATATTCCTGCACTGCATGTCATCAAAGTCGTTTGCTGAGACCCTCTCTAGGACTCTCTCAGCGCACTCTCCAGAGATCAGACACGCCCCAATGAGCGCCCTCTCTGCCTCGCGATTAGTTCTGATCATCCCCAATCCTCCTTGAAGTGGTAATCCTCGCCGGCGATCTTCAAAAGATCGCGAGCCTCCTCCACTCCGATGTTCTCCTGTCGACCCTCTTCGTCAATTGAAGCTGCGCACTCATTACACAGTCCACGCTCCTCGTCAAAGTCCTCAATGAAGCTCACCGAGCACTCGTCGCAGGTGTGTACCTTATTGCCGTATGCATCTTCACTCATCTTCGCTCTCCTTCTCTTTGATCCGTTCCCACATAAAGCATGGCTTCATGAGGCCCGCATCAATCTTTTTCTGGTGCTTGCCACATATAGGGCACTCACCATCATTGACGTAATCGCTAGACGTCAGTCTCTCCTCCGGTTCCTTTTTCGCCATCAAACCCCTCCCGGAATGGTACTTCCTGCCAAGGCCTTGGAAAGCCTGTTAGCAAGTAGTAATCAACTCCATGCTTCTTGCAGTACGCCCGGAGGGACATTCCCTCCTCCCTGGCGTCCTCTACAAACAATCTTAGCACATCCTTGTCCGCCCTTGTCAAGCGCTCTCTAAATGTCATGTATATCCCCTATCAGGGCCGCACAACTAGGGTAGTCCCTGTGCGCAGAGTATAGAGCTCTAACCAAGTCATGTCCCTCCAGGTACTTACGGATCAGAGCAATGAAGTTGATTGCCCAAGCCTTGCTGTGAATACCAGGGCTGATCACGTGTGCGATCTCATGAAGTATTGTGTCGTAATCGTACGGATGAGTGCAAAGCATAAACCTTGCATCAGTTGAGTGAGCCTCTCCCAGAGGGCACTTGTTCTTCACCCTGCCGGTGTGGTAGTGGATCGTTACCTTTGATATTGAAATGTTCTCTTCTTTCAACACATCTCTGATCCAAGAGATGGACTCGCCCCAGAAGACCTTCGCCTTCTGGGGCGTGCCTGCAGAGAAGACGAACTTAACGTTTCTTGTTTTGACCTTGCGCCCAACCATTGAATGCCTCCTGTAGCTTCTTCTCTGCCTCACTGTTGGTAAACACATCAGGGCCTTCTCCTAGGTTAAAAACCTCTCCCCGCTTAGCATTATACCACACTCTGGCTTTCCAGCCAGACGGTCCATAGAAAAGTATGGCGTGGGTCTTTCCATTAGGCCATACCATACTCTTCAGATCAACGAAGTTCATCTACCAACAATGTCTCGTCAAGCCTCTCATCAAGAGAGGCCCACTTCTTCGGGGCGACCCCACGAGTGACGAATGACCACTTACCCTCACCGAGAGCAATCATGATCAAAGCGTAATTGGCAATGTCGACCAACGAGTCACGAACACCTTCCGTGAACCAGCCTTCTCCGACTTTGGCTTTTCCATCCACAATAGACCCATTGAGTGATGTCGCAACCCGCGAGCATTTGTCTTCCGCAAGACGCGAGAAAACTCCGTAGGGTCCAAGCGCTTCAATATTCCCCGGTCCATATCCGGCCTGGCGAGCGACCATGACGCTGTGCGATTCCATCGCGAGTTCTTGAAAGTATTCGATAAATGCTTCCGGTACATGCTTACTCTCCTTCATCAATACCCTCCATTATTTTTTCCGCTAGCTCTTGAGTAGCTACCTGCGTAACTAGGATGACCTTCTCGTCACACTTTCCACAGATGGCTACGCGAACTGAGTATTGCCCTACTATTTTTGCACCAACACGATGCGGACGAATCCTTGCATCGTTGCACCTAGGGCACTTCAGACCGTGCTTCACTTTCTCTTATCCAATAGTGCAAATGCCAGTAGGGCTGCTCCAACTGCGGCCGCAATGTTCCAGGTCAACCCAAGAACAACTGCTCCGATCCCGAAGGATGGAACAAACGTATCTCGGAACCTAGGGTGCGACACCGCAGCCTTTGTTGCTGAACCAATGTTCTTAAAGAACGCGACTTCCTGTCGCTCTTCGTCAGGCGTCGTCGCCATCTTCAAGCTCCACCAGCTTCAATGCTACGCCGGCTGACAACTGAAGCACGCTGTCAAACGGGATCTTAACCTCGCTGCGCTGATCCTCTGGTACTGCCTCCATATACTTGTCAATAAATGTTGCCACTACGATGCCAAAAGCAACGTTCCAGCGGGCTGAAAGAAGGGCAATGTTACCCTTCTTGCGCTTCATCTTTGGTACTGCCATAAGCCTTCTCCTTCACTACTAACCAATCCCGCTCATCCATGATCACCATGACACGCCTCTGGACTCCTGGACCAGGAGCATCTCCGATCACTAGGTAGGGGATCTCCCCAGCCTTTACGATAATCTTAACAATCCAACCCCAGTACTTGTTTGAGAACATTGTCCCAACTTTAGTCTGGATCTTGAATAGGCCATCAACAGTTACGTCATCTGGTCCACCGTACATCCCTGTACGTCGACCTCCATGCTTCTTCGCCGTCTCCCGCTCAAAGGCATTACCCCTTGATCGGTTCAGGCGTCCCTGCCTTACCTTGTCAACCATTTTCGTCCTCCACTACAGCTATAGGTGCGCCATCCCCGACGCCAGCTGAGAAGATTCCGGACCAGAATTGCTTCTCGCCTTCGCCTTCCATGACCTTGACTTCGTCGCCAGCTAGCCCTCCTGTGTGGGCGCTAACAAACGCAAGAGCCTTTGACCGGTAAACTTCCATGAACGCTTCCTTGCTGTAGATAGCGACCTTACGCGGACGGCCGTCTGCCTGGTATTGAATACCGATGGCAACAAGGCCATCCGCGATGTCGTCTACGAGTTTTACCTCGTCTGTCAAGCGCGCTTCTTGAGTGGGCCCCAAATGAGTGGGCTCGCCTCGTTAGCAAGCAAGCTGTACCCCTTAGGATTGCCTTCCTTGTCGGTACGCTCCTCAAGACGTCCAATGACATGCAAGTGCTGTCGTGGATCGTTTACTTCTCGGTTAACAGTACTATCATAAACCTTGCGGATGTGAGTGGCCAAATCCTCATCAAAGACGAGAACCGTGACTCGCTCATATCGCCCTGGAGCTGTAGCCGCCTCGCGAGCTGCCTTGTCTGCGGAAAGGTACGCGTCGTAAGCAAACGACTGCATACTACCGAAGAACTTCCAGACGTCTCGACCGGCCTTGGTCTTCTCCTTCACTGGAGCAATCTTGTCCGTGAGCCAAAGATCAATCCTATCCATTAGAACCCCCACTCTCCGTCAGCCTTCTTTGACTGACCTTCCATTGGTTTTACAACGCTGTCAGAGAAAATCTCCTTCGCCGCCTTGGCGATAACAGCGTCTGACGAATCATTCTCTGGATCGTCGCCAGTTGGGATAAGGAACGTGGTCAGAAGCGCATACTTAAGCGCACCTGTCGTTGCCTTATACACGTGCTTATCGCCAGAGTCTGCGCCAGAGCCAAGCGAATAGATCGTGTGCTTTTCCCCGCTCTCACCATCAACCAGGTGCCATGAGTACTTAAACGTAAGGATCACCTGCTTGCCAGATGCAGATGTGCTTTCGCTCAGCTTCTCAATGTCGCCAGGAAGGATAGCAATCCCCTTTGCGGAAAGCTTCTCTCGGATTGCGTCGGCCACCTGCGACGCCATGACGTACTTGTACCCCTGGGCGCTGTTGGTGCCGCCCTTGGTAATGTATCCGATCTCACCCATGATCTCGGATAGCTTACCTGCCAGTGTTTTACTAGTCATTTTCCCCTCCTCTACATTTAGTCAGGAACGGACAATACCCGCATGGGAATAGCCAGTTTCCTGTCTTCTTAGACCGATACTTCTCCTCCGGCAATTTCCACGGTGGAGTATCCTTAAACCGGTCACTGTTTAGGATCTTCAAGATGCGCATTGACTTGTTCTTCCACTCCTCGTCAACAATGAACTCAGCGGTCACAAGATCGCTTGCTCGAATGTAGACCAGCCTTGCTGAGTACTCATGACCGCGCATCCTGGTCAAGCACTCGGCGTAAATAGATGCCTGGATTTGATGCTCTGGCTTCGGTATGAACTTCCAGGCGGAGTCCTTAACCGACTTGTACTCAATCAGCTCGTACTGACCGTCCTTCCATTGTACCACACCATCGGCATTTCCTGCAAACCTCAGCTCTGGGATTGATACCGGTACCTCCTCCTCATAAGAGATCAGGTGCTCGGAGTCCCTAAGCCTACGGTTAAAGGAATCGTTAATGATGTGACCACGCTCAAAAATACGAAAGACCTCGTCTCCTCGGTCGTCCGTAGGGGTCTCGCCATTGGCGTAGTACCACTGCTGCCTCAGGCAGCTGCCAAGGAGAGATCCACGCCACTTGTCAGATGGCGGACGATCTGTCCGTGAGCTACGAAGTCCCTCGTCAAAGAGGTCTCCAATAAGTTTCTTAACCATACCCCTCCTATGCCCCTCGGAATAAGTCCCCCAGGCCGGAGGGGCGCCGGCCTGGGGAAGAACTTAACTGTTCAGGATTGAGTCTACAATAGATTCCCAATTATTGTCAAATCGGATCGCCCGGTCATCAACGTAGGCCTTGGCTACTGGCTTACCAGCTCCAACCCAGATCTCGTTGTACGGAACTCCCCAACTGTCTAAACGATCTTTCATCTCGTCAACTCTATCTGATCGGTCGTCAAATTTCTCCCACGCCCTAGCAGAGTGAATAATAATCTTGTAACCATTTGCTCGCAGCCTCTCAAGCGCCTCAATGACGCCCAACGCGGGAACGATTGTTCCAAATACGCTGACTGCGATGGTGTCATCAAAGTCTACGCAAATGTTACGTGCGCCCTCAAGATCTGCGTTAATCATCGGTGGATACTGTTAAGAAGAGGCTTCATCTTAGCAAATACGTCTCGCAAAACGAGCACGTCAGCCTCGCAGTGCTCCACAATTGTGTTGAACGCCTGCTTACCCTCCTTGGTGTGCCGGCGCTCAGCTTCCTGCCAAAGGCGGACATCAAGAGGCGTCTTGCTGTTGTTGGTTCGGAAATACTTGGAGATGTTCTCCAAGCTTCTTCGCCCAGCTCGCATGTGTCGACCAGTTGCATACCACATTAGGTCAATATGCATCTGCGTTCCAATTGGCCGTTGGCCAGTCTCAAGCAGTCGCGCATTGATGATTGGAAGGTCAAACATCTTTGAGTTCCAACCTACAAGGATATCGTACTTGCCAAGCTCGTCGGCAATAGCCTTAACAAGCTTGCTGTCGTCCATCCATGTCTTTCCCTTGTGGGTCTCAAGCGACAGCGTCTTAACGTTGCCGTTCTCATCTGCAACGCTCATGCAGAAGATTGTTGTCCACGACGAATACGTCGTCTCTAGGTCGTAGAAAGCCATCCGGAACCCTGCATAGTCTCCCTTTGGGGTCGACTCAATTACCCGTGCCTGCTTTGGCGCCTCCGGGTGAGTAGCGGCATAACGCTTATGCAGCTTCTGTGCCTGATCCTTGCTGATGTCTAACTGGGCAGCGATCTCCTTAAAGGAGAGCCCCTTTTCCTTGAGCGTCGCAATGCGCTCAATCGCTCCATCGTTTGCCATCGTTTCCTCCATAGCCTGCAGAGGGAAGTCCCCTCCTACCTGTAATTATACCACAAAACGCTACCCTCTGCCGAATTCGCTCGTCTTCACAAGGTCCAATGTTACACGCTCAGAACCATCAACTGGGAGCTCAAAACGTACGCCGCCGATGACGTAAGTGTCGGCAATGAAATCTGGCTTTGCCGAGTTAGTGTAGTTCACGTTTGTCCTTCTAATGGCAATACGCACTACATCTCCTAGGTAGAAGTCCTCAAATGGCCTGACGCTGTCCGGCTCCAGCTGAACGCTTGCCATGGAAACGTTTAGTATATCGCTTGACTTTACCATCTGTGAATCAGCATACTTTTGCAGTTCTTCTCCGTCGGCAAAGTTTGCTTGGGTTGTAAGAATTGGGGCATACCCGTACTCTTGGATTGACGATGAATTCTCCGCCAGCTTTCCTTGAGACCTTGATCCAATGGACGTTGTAGTAGTACCAGTCAAAAACGCTGTTGCAGGAACAACCCTAACAGAGTTCCTGATATCCCTACCATTACGCCTGTACCTAAACGTCGCAACAGTACCTGGGTAATCAAATACAAATACTGGCTCTTCTTGACTGAGGGAAGGAGATACGTAAATCTTTGTCCCAGGATATGCGGAGCCGCGTATGCCAACGAAGTTGAATACGGTTCTCCACGGGATTTTGTTACCGTCAACGACATCCCACCTAGGAGCAGAATCTGGCGTTAGCAAGTTGGCCGCCATCTCCTTGTCGCACATGCTGCGCAAATATGCCAGAATAGATTCCCCTGATGTAAAGTATCTAATAAGCTCGGAGCCCCAAGATTGGCCTGAAACTAGGGCATGAGTAAGCCATCCAAATCGACTATACGCCCCGCCTTCAGAAGTTACATATGGGATCTGCTTTGTAAAGATGTCCTGAAGTGTCTTTTTCTCAAGGCCCATAACTACAGTTTGCGTAGAGTTTGTGCTTGCCGTAATACCGTTGACGTCGTGGGTCATGTTGCCACCATAGTCCGGGCTCGTTGATGCTGTCTGTGGGCTTACGTTTACAAGTTCTGCTGTTGTAAACGCAGCAAACGAATACGATATACCGCTAGTAAGACAATTGATTTCATACGAATTCGTCGTATTGTGTGCAGTCCCGGTAAAGTTGCCGTACACGCCGTCAACCGTAGATAGGGTGGGCGTTGTCGCTGCCGGAGCAATAACCTCTGCAACTACAGAGTCGTGCTGCCTGAGCTTTACACTCCACTTCAACATAACTGGAGTTTCTGGAGTTCCAATTTCGGTCCACGAGTCCGGCCATACGTTAAACGTGCAGACCTCATCCCCGGGGCTGGCAATGATGCTGACCCGAATCCTATTGACGTTAAACCTGTTCGGGATGTATACGTCCTGGTCAATGTCGTAAAGCTTTTCGTCGTTGTTAATCGCTGAGCGCTCAATATACGTGTATCCAGTAATGGTGTAGTATCCATTAACCTCGTCGTACGTCATGTCAATCTTATTGGCATCGCCTGCCCCGTTCTTGGTATATACTGCAATCTCATTACCAGAATTCCTAGCATAGCTGTTTGAGATTCGTCCTACAAGAAAGGATTTGGTGGCTAGTGGACCATGGGAAAGTCCATTGGCGTTGATATTTGTTGCCGTACTTGTGCTGTAGGAATATGTAAGCGTAAGCTTCGGACGATTTGATGAGTTTGCAGCAGTGCTGTATAGCGTAAAGCTGTCTGTCACACCGGTCTCGTTGTTATTAAATAGAAGCAATCCGTTATTGTTCGCTGGGCTTGCTTTCCAATAGTCCACGATGCTTGAAATGGAGAACGCGTGAGTTGAGTTGTGGACATTACTAATGGCCGTATACGTTACGTCTGACAGGCTACCAGAAGTAGATGCGCTGGAGCTGTCCCAGTCGCAGTTGGGCTGGGACGAGTTTCCCCAGTTGCCTTCAGAGCCAGTACTAGAATCAACTGTCCAGTCAATTCCAGATGCGTTAACCTTCAAGTTTCCTGGAGCGCTGTCCGTTACTGAGTGGTCTCCACTGGTATTGCTTTGAGTGAACTTTAATTCGGCTTGAGTAACAGTAGCCGATGACGTAAGTTCTGCCGGAAGGGTAAACTTGACCAGTCCTCGTGACGTGTATCTCTTAAAATAGCAATTTCCAGTTGAATTTGTAATTGTAATTAAACCACTACTTCCAGATGTAAAAAATATTCTACCGCTCGTACTTGATTCTGAAATAAGAGAAGTAATGGTTCTTAATCCGTTAATTTGACTTGAAGAAGTTCCCTGAAAGTACACTGCTTGTCCTACAGATAGAAGAGAGAATGTGTTCCCCTCTACACCCACTTCAGCAGTGGTTCCATCTCTGTTGTAATATCTTACGTCAAATGTATTCGGGAATGCTCCAACTACCATATGATCTTCTGTGTCGTTCGAGTTCCAGTCGCTTGTGGTGTTGTACAACATAGATGCAGATCTGGTCGCAGTAATCGTAACTGGACCAACTGTGGTTGTTTCGTTGGCCGGCTCGTCCCTTTTAATGGCAACATCAGATCCAGACTCTGGCCCGACAAGCTTTGTGTAGTGCATGCTGAGCATGGTCATATAGTCCATTCCCTCATAGACAATTTCGTCATTGGTCGCGTCGTAAGTGGTCAAGATCCCGGCCCCAATCAATATCCAACTTGCACCGCTTAGGCGCTCAACCTTGTAATGTCGCTTAAGTGGGATTAGCTCCGGTACAAGTGGGTGCTCAACCGGAAGCGTCCAGAAAGCGCTACCGACGTCATTGGCATATACCTCTGACCCAACGTTCTTAGCGTCGTAGATGACGCATATCTCGTTGCCAACCCCACGGTTGGCACCGATGTCAAAGATACGAATCCTAACGCTGCTGCTCAAAGCCACGCCTCTCTATACGTTACAACTGCTCCTGCTGTAGTGCTTGGCTCAACCAGAACCACTCCTGGGTGAACTAGAAAATCCCCACTAGTGTTGCCGTGATCAACCCTGCAGTTGACTTGGGACATAGTGTCAGTGTCAACTGAAATAGACCCAGCCTCAATTGCACCAGCAACTACAACGCTTGTAACACCACCGCTAGTCCAGGAAAAGGTTACGGCATCGCCAGCTGCGCAGCTTGACTTTGTAAGAACTGGGTATACTGGTGAAGAACCCCTATGTGTGCTACTTCCTGACTTTGTTGAAGTTAAGAATTTCTTTGGGTTTGGGGCAATAAATCTGACTTGCGCCGGCTGGGCAAATCCATCGCTTGACTTGCCGATTGAAGTCCTTCGACCTACGGAGTACATTGGAAGGCTTGATGGACGGACAAGCATGTCAAGCTCAATACCTCCAGGAAATTCTGCGGCTAAGCTCCACGTTGGCTGGAAGAACCTTAGCGCCCTAACTCCATACGTTGAATTAAATCCAACTGGCATGGGCTGCAAGGCCGCTGTCAGAGTGTCAATATTATCCCAGAAGTTACCTATTGTTTCTCCATATACGGACACAACAATCTCAACGCCACGAGACCCTAGGTATGTTTCTGTTACCATTGATCCGTCCCTAAGAGCGGTCTTGTCAATAAACCCACTTGCTGCTACTGCTGCATAGTTTGCAGATTCAACTTTGAACCCTGAGATTGGCGA